GGGTCACGCCCAGCATCGCATCCATCGCCAGGCGAATCTTGTCGACGGGTTCCATGCCAACTTCGAAGCCAGTCGTCCCTACGCGCCCAACATCGGAGTACGATGCGAACGCCTGGCGCGTTTTGACGATGAAGGCGTCAACCACTTTGTCATCGACGGGCTGCAGTTTGCCATCGGCGTCCTGGAAGTGTTCGCGGACCAGGGCCTGCGCGGGCGCGGGCAATTTCGATGCGCGCAGCTTGGTCTCCAGCGTGCTACCGAACTGAATGCGCCTCGCGTTGGCGAGCGCTTCATTGGCAGTAGCCAGCACCGCGGCGTTCTGTGTTTCCATCGCTGTGCGCGTGGCTTCGCTCAGCGTGGCGCTGGCTGCTTGCGCCGCCGCGCTGTTGGTTGCGAGCGCTTTTGGCAACTCAGTGGCCACAGCCTCGCTTGCTTTCGAGAAGAATTCCGACTGCTTCTCTTCCGGCAGCGTGTTGAACTCGGTCTGTAGTTCTTCGGCGCGGCCGGGATTGATGCTGCGGAGCGCCGCAAGCACTTTTACGATTAACTCCTTCATACCTGCTCTTCCTCCTGTAATCCGGCCAGCACTATCCGGGCCGCCGTTGGTTTGTACTGCTAAACTTGTTTTCGATTTCACTGCGGTTCGCTGCTGCGCAGCGATCTCCGCGGCGAGCGGCCGCGATGCCGCATAGGAAAGAATCTTCCCGCCAGCTCCGGCTTCTGTGACGTAGTCGACGCTGATCAACCGCATCAGCTTCTGCGCAACCAGTGCGTCTTTGCCCTCGGCCTTCCCTTTCGCAAACTGAAAAAGCGCCAGGATAGAGGCGCCAAACAGATCGAGCTTGTCGGCCTTCCTGGCTGCGCTGAGCTGAGCCTTGATCTCCGTCTCCGTCTCGAAGAGATGCATCGTGGCGAGCGCGGCCTTGCCGTTCATGCGGCCGTTGTCGATCCAGCCGGCAATCCGCGACGGGTCCGTTTCCTCTTCGGGCGTGAGGGGATGGCGACGCCCGAAGCGAGCGCTGCTGCAAGCCTGCGCTACCTGGCCCACTACCTCGACCGGGAAGTAGTGCGGCAGCTGCGCCAGGCGCGGATCGACGCCGTCGAGATGGCCGTTAGCGAAACCAGCCTGCATGACCTGGATGGGCCAGGTCAGACCGTCTTCGCTCGCTCCATCAACAGCTGCGAGAAACCTGACTGCCTCCTGCACAGGAACGTAGGCAGTCTCTACCTGCTGCGGCTCGCCGAACTCGATATCGTCATCTCCGTCGCCGCCAGCCGTGTATGGGATTTGGAAGAGATTGCTGTCCCGATCGTAGGCAATCACGTAATCCGGAAACGTCTCGCAAAGGCAGAACTTCGGATAGCCACCGCTGTCGTAACCGAATTGATCCTTCAGTGCCTGGCAAAGCGCGTCGCGCAACTCCTCATAAGACATGTCCTGCGCCGTGCGAACAACAGAGAGCGATTGCTTGCTCACATACTCGTTCTTGAAGTTCGTGGCGTCGATGCCAAACCGTTTCGCTGCGGCCGCCAGCTTGCGTGCGACTTTGGGCTTTGCTTCTGCCGGCAGGTCAGTCTGGTTGAAACGCGCCAACGCATCGCGGACGTGGTCCGCGTCCGCGATGAGAAGATGCCAGGTGCTGGGATCATTAGGATCGCCGACATAGGCGAAGCTCTTCGCTCCGTACTGCTTACCGTCGACTGTCTTCGTTTTGTTCATTGACTCAACACCTCAGCTCGCAGGATTGTCGAACTCTACTTCGCTGCGCTGCCTTCGCCCTCGCCGGTCCCCGGCTGCTTTTCGCCGCCGCCGTTGCCGTTCTTGCTTTCCTGCGCAAGGCGCTTCGCCGCTTTTGCAGGAATATCGAAGTGGAACTTCGCCTTCAGCTTCCCGTCCTCGTGGGTCTGATCGCTCCTGGCGCTGATAAGGATCACGACCAGCTTCCCGTTCTTCTCGCCACGGAAGAGGCATTGCCAGTCAGGGAGCGCCATCGCTTCTTCGTAGGTCTGCGGATAATCCGGATGGAGAACGCGGTTTGCGGCGCGGTTCGCGACGGCTCGCTGTTCGGTCTCGTCGCCTTCATGGTCGATGAGCGCCTGCTTGAATTCCTTAATCCAGGTCTTTCTCCATTGCTCTGCAACAGCAGGCGGAAGAAAACTCGGTGCGGGAGGTGCTTGTATTTCTGCCATTGTTATGTCCTCTCTGCGGCTATGCCGCCGAAACTGAAATTCCTAAACTGTCGAGCAAACCCTTCTGCGCGGCGCTCGGCTTCAGCGCGTCTTCGCTGAAGTACGGTCCCATCATGCAGTGGCAGTTGATGGTGTTCTCCGGCTCGCCAGCCGGATCGCGCGGGTACATCAACTCCTCGCCTTCGACGATGAACGCCTCGTCCACCTTCACCACCTGGCCATCGGCCACAACGTGTCCTGGCCTGGGCATGCGCGCAATCGAAAGGTGATGCCACTGCTTGCGGAGGTCCGGATGGTTGTCGGCCGCATCTTCCAGGCGCGACTGCGCAGCCATCGAGTGAACGCGCAGCACCTCGTTCAGCGTGATATCGGCCGCTCTCCGTCCGATCGACGAGAACAAACCGGTAAAGCCCTTGCCCTGGCTGAGCGCTGTGCCGATCTGCTTGATGATTTCGGGGACCTGTTGTCCGCCGAGAAATGCTCGTTGAATCGCCGCGTTGATCTGCGCCGAGGCGTTCTTGCTGAGCCCGGTAATCAGGTCCGCTGTGTAGCCCTGGGCGATGCTCAGCGCCGACGTCGATACATGCCCGAGCGTCGAAGCCTCCAGGCCCGCCGCGGCCAATGGCTGCGCTACGGTCTGCGCGCCGAGCGCGAAGTCCTTCGCTTCATAGCCGGTCAGTGTCGACGTGGCCTGCGTGCGGAAACTCTCCATCGCGCGATCGATCGACTGTTTGAGCGTGTTGAGCTGCGCCGCGTTGAAGCTCGCGGGATTCATGCCGGCAAGATCGCCCACGATCTGCTTGCGCGCAGCGTCGAGGATCTCCAGGACTTTCGTGCGCGCGTCGAGGGAGAGATTCTTCGACTGAGCGATTAGCTCTTTGACCTTGGCGTTGAAGTCGGATTGCGCGCTCATTGCACCGTCCCTCCGTTCTTCTGCCCTTCGAGCTCCTGGAGCGCACTGGCAAGGTTCGACTGCTCAGGCATCAGCGCATTTTGAGAATCTTGGCGCGCCTGCTTCTCTTTCTGTGCCTTGGCGAATTCGTCCTTCGAGTCAACCTCAACGCCGATCTGCGTGAGCACGACGTGTGAACCACGAGCTGCAGTCTCCGATGTCACCCAACCGTTCTGCTCCATGATGCTCAGCGCGTTTACAACCGAGCCGAGCGTTGTCGCGGCCTTCTGGAGGTCCTTGATCATCAGGTCCGGGACCTGGAGCGTGACTGTCGGATCGACGTCCTCGGGCAGCACACCGTGATAGATCGCCTGCTGCACCACGAACGCGAGCACCTGCAGCACCACGCCCTTCAGCTGGTTCTGCCGCTCGGTCAGTTTCTTCCCGGTCGGGCCGGTCATCTCGTCGGCAGTGGAGCGATTCGCGTCGACGGGATCGGCGAAGAACCACGCCGGCAGCCCGACGCCGCCGAGCCCATAGAGCTTCACCGCGCGGATCGCCTGCGACATGTCCGCGCCCTGGAGCGTCGGCGTCTGCGCCTTGATCTCGACCTGCTCGTTGTGAACCTGGACTCCACCCTGCCGTGGTGGCTGCCGCGTAATCTTTTTCTGCCAAGCGTCGACCGCCTTGTCGTCGGCGCCTTTCACCGTGTAGTCCCACACGAATGCGTTTAGGAAGCGAACCTTGTCCGCGAAGTCGAACATCATCTGGTCAAAGACATCGATCCAGTCAGCGAGCGCGAACAGCTCGCTCAGCCCGCGCGACGCGCCTTTGGCCTTGTTGATGGCCCAATAGAAGCACTGGCCGTTGAGCTGACCGAATGTTTCCGACTGCGGATCTTCGTCCGTGCGAATCAACGCGAGCCGGAGATCTCCGGTTGAATAGAGCGCCTGGCGCAAATGCACGGCCACCGGGAAAGAAGTCAGCTGTGGAACATTGTTGCCGGCGGACATTGTTCCGTATTCCACGGAGTAGAGGAGCTGAGGGTCTGCATAACCGATGCGCACGAAACCGTCGACAGGATTCACCGTCACAGGCAAAGCCAGCTCACCGAACGTGGTCAGCTCGTCGCACCAGTCGCGCATGTTGCGCGCCACGTTGTTGATCTCATCTTCCCAGAATCGATCGATCACCTCCTGCACGCGCTCGTCCTTCGCTGCCGGCGTGAAGCCTTCGCCGACTACGTAATCGCTGATCACTTCAACGATGCGCTTGCCGAATGGCGTCGTGGCACGGAGGAAGAACGCGATCTCCTGCATCCGCGTCTGCATGACCGGATTGAGATCGCGGATCGTGTGCGGCGACGTCAGGCGACGGAATGTGGGATCTTCGCCATCGCCGCCCATCATGGCGAAAAGCGACGGCGCGATCGACTCCTGGGCTTTGACTCCCGCCGTTCCACGTAGAACCTCAATTGCCTGGCGCACGCGATCTACGAAGCCCATCGCGACCTCCGCTCCGCCCTCTGCATCACCGGGCCTTCTTCTTCCTGCCGTGCGGCAATCTGGTCCGCGGCGCGTGTGAGGATTCCGCGCTGTTGCGAGCTGTAGGCTTCCTTCGGAACATCCGCCGCGCCGATTGCCGCGGCCGGCGCGCTTTCCGAAGCGAGATCCGCGAGCGCCTTTGCCCAGAACGCTTCCGCGTGGCTGAAGACTTTTTTCTTGCCAGCGCCAGCGACGGCGGTATCGATCTCGATGCGCGGCGCGTCGAACGTGACTCCGGACGAGGTTGCTTCGCGCTTGATCGCCATCAGCTCCTGGCGAATATCTTTGTCGCGCGGAATGCGGCTGCGCTGCTTTTCAAAATTGCGCTTGATTCTGACCGCGAGGTCCGTCTTCAGCTTTACTCCGTGATCGTTCGTTCCCGCGAAGCTGACTCCCATCACGCGACCAGGGCAAGACTTGTTGAGATAGTCGTAGAGCGCGATGCCCATGCCGGTCGCATCCATCGCCGTGCGCGTGGTCATTTCGACAAGCGGTGCAAGGATCTCATGCTGCTTGGGGAATGGAGTGTTGTGCAGCCGCAGCGCCATGCGCGTCCAGCTGACGTCGCCGATCTTTTCGTCGAGCCAGAACAGCGTGGTATCACGCACGCGGCCAACGTCGATGCCGGCATAGAGCGGGCCGACAGCTGTGAAGCCTGCCGGCAGCTCCGTCGTCGCCCGATCGTCCTCAGCCGCGGTGATCAGCTCGATCGGCAGCCACGCGCCACGCGCCTGCAGGAATACGCAGAGAAATTCCTGCTGGAACGTGTCCTCGTCCTTAATCAGCTCGCGCATTTGCTCGATGTTGATCGGGCAGCCTTCGGCAACGGCTTTGTAAACGTCGACCCAGTGTCCGGACCAGATGCCGATCGGCTTCGGATTGGGCGACGGCTCGACGCCGTCCGTGAGGCTGAGCTCCTTCGCCAGGTCGAAGTACTTACCCTGCTCGCCATTCGGCGTCGACAGCACGTCGATCTCATTGCCCAGCGCGATCTGTCTGATGATCGCCGCCCAGATCGAATAGCTGTCTTCGTGATGGGCGTACTCATCGAGGACCGCGTCGCCGGGATATCCACGAGCGGTGCGCGGATTCGCCGGCAACGCGATGAACCGCGCGCCGTTGGGCAGCTGGACGCGCGACTGCGTGATGCTGGACTCGCCTTCGATATCGACGAACGGCTCTTCGAAGAGTTGGGCCGTTGCGCCGATCAGCTGGATGTTCTTCTGCACCGTTTCGACAAATTCGATGGACTGCGCCTTTGAAGCGCTCAGCACCGTGCACGTTCTGTTTTCGCGAGCCAGCAATTTAAATAGCCTTCTTAACCCCGTTGCGAACGAGAAGCCGATCCGCGCAGACTTCACCCCGAACAGCGCGCGAGATGGATCGTCGATCCAGCGCTGCTGGTAGGGCCTAAGCTGCAGAACTGCTGGCAACTGGCGGGAGTCCAAAGGTCCGCTCACGGATACGGTTGATGTCATCCGTGGTGACGGCTCTTCCTCTCGCGAGTTTGCGCGCCGCTTTGTCGGTTTCGTCTTCAAACTTCTTCTTCCTCATTTCGAATTCGCGTACTAACAGATCCACGCGCTTCGTCTCCGATTGCGCCACGCGCTCGCGGATCTCCGTCTTGCGCTGCTCGTTGAGCAGGTCGCCGAGAGCCAGGAGCCCTTTCGTTACGTTCAGCCGGCTCTTCGCGTCCGCGGCCTGCATCATGGAAAAAAGTTGGTCGCCGATCGCATTGCGAACTGCATCAGGCAGACCCTTGAAATCCTTGCCAGCAAAGAGTGCTGCGATCTCGCGCGCCCTGACCTGGTCCGCCATGACCTCACGCTTCACCTGGTCCACGCGCAGGTCGTACCAGCGCTGCAGCGTGGTATGCGGAATGCGGCCGCCTGGGAAAAGCTCGAAAGCCGCGGCCAGCGCATCGAGGCTCTGGCGATTCTCGGCGAGAGTTTTCTCGGCTTTGCCGGGCCTGCCCCACTCCTCGAAGCGCGGCGACAGCTCCTCGATCTCTTCCCACGTCCTGCCGGCAGCGCGCTCCTTCATCACGCGGTCCAGCAGTTCCTGCGGCAGCTTGTCCATCTTTAGCGGCTGCCGAGTTTTACGACGTTCGCCCGTTTTTGGTCTGCTTCGCATCGTCTACAGTTCAGGTCCGTGTGTCCTTTATCCCTGCAGCCATCGCAGGTAAAACTCATAGTTGGCTTCCCGCACGCATGGCATCGCTTCATGGCCTCCGATCTCATTTCCGCTCACCGCAAAATGTGCAGCGCTGGGTCGGGTGGATCGTTTCCTTCAAGTTGATCGCGCCCTTCGGGAGTGATCTGAATTTGCGAAATGGTCACGATCCCGGTCCGCCGATTCTTTTCTTGAACGAATTTCAGGTAGCCGCGATCTCCGAGGTCCTGGAGAACGGTGATGACATCGTTCTGCGACACTTCGTGATTGAGGCGCTGCAGGAGCGCCCACATCATCACGTCCGAAAGGCGAGGGCTCTGCGCCTGATGTCCTTCGTTCACCAGTTCGAGGATCAGCCCTCGGATGCGCTTCACATGTTCAACAGCGAGTGGCGACGGCGTCATGCGCTTGCTCCGTGTGCTTGCGGTCCTTCCTTCGCGCGCCGTTCGAGGTCGTCGAAGCGCCCGAGAATCTTTTCTGTCTGCGAGGCGACATGGTTCATCAGCGCACGCTGCGCCATCGCTTCCATGTCGTCGCGCTTGGCGATCTGCTCCACTGCATCGGCCAGGCGTTGCTGTGCGGCAGCGGTCTCCTTGTTCGACTGCACCAGGCTGCGGACACCACGATCCACGATGACCATCGCGACCAGGCCCAGCATTGCCGGCGCTCCCCATGACTGAATGACCTCCAGCGCCAGCTTCGGCTCCTTCTCCACGAGCATGTAAACAATCGCTCCACAAGTTCCGGCACCACCGCCGAATAGCAGCGTGGGCAGATGATCGCGCACGCGATCCATGAGCGTGCGCTTCATCGCCGGCACCTGGAAGAGTGAATTCACTTCGCCACCTCGCCGGCGATGGAGGTTGGCGCGGCAGGCTGCCACTTTTTGAGCTGCTCATCTGTGGGCGTAAAGACGGCTCCACATTCGAGGCACTTTAATTGGCCATTGCCAATCCATTTGCTGAGATCGTGTTTGCACTGCTCTTGGCTCACAGTCGTTACGTTCTGGATGATCTCGGCAGCGAGCGCCTTGATGTCGAGAGGCTTGTGTTGCGCCTGAGCGTCGCGGACGTTGGAGAGCGCCGCGAGCGTGGCCTGCGCGTAGCGCTCCGACTTCGCGCCCAAGCCCGCAGAAGCTCCCGCGAGACACAGAAGAGCTAGCGCGTTCGCCTGGCTCAACGCACCGAACCACCAGCCCAAAATGGCGACCAGCGCGAGCGCCGCGGCCGAGATGTAAGTCTTCTTTCCCTGGAGACCTTTCACGATCTTGCCCATACCGCCTCCAAATCGCCCATCGGACCACCCCTGAAATACCCTCTGTGAAACGTCACAAGGGCTGTTGTGACGTTTCACATGTTCCCGGACTACCCTTGGGGCCACTTCGCCCCTTGACTAGGTAAAAAACCCTAAACGGCTACTTCTGTCCAAAACTCAGCGTCACGCCAGCTGAAATAGCCGCGTGATCAAGCGACGTGAGCACGGTCCCCGTGGACGTCGGCAGACCGATATCTGTTCGCACGTAGCTGCCTTCGAACAGCGTGACTCCGAGTGTGGGAGTAAGGTTGCGCCGCAAGCCGCCTCCGACTCGGGCGGAAAATGCCGGCAGGCTGGTCGAGTCCTGGCGCTTTCCTCCGATCTCGCCATAGGCAAAGACGGTGAACTTGTTCGGATCGAAGGTGAGCGACTTCAGCCGGAGGAGTTTTCCACCCAGCCAATCCTTTTCGAGCCCGGCAAAGTAGATCTGCGTGCTCTGTCCGGGCATCTGGATCGTATCCACGCGACCCGAGATGTTCCCCAGCTTGCCGGAATTGCCGGTGAGCGGCGCCCAGACGGTGAAGATGCTCGCTTGCACGCTCGAAGTGCCATTCACGTTCGCCACGGAACTGAAGGAGGTCCAGTTGCCGCCGAAGTTGATCGCGCCCTGAGGAATCGGCGTCGGCGATGGCGCAGGGTCTTGCGCGAAAGCGAAGACCGATACCAGGAGGACAACAACCAGAAGCGCAACAGCGCGCGATGACTTTAGAAATCCGAATTGCATTTGTCTCTCTCCTCTCACTTGAAAATTGCTGCGAACTTGTAAGCCAGATCGAGCGCGCCCATCGCGATCGTCCTTGCCATGCTTGCCGGCCTGGTGATCTGGTGGACCTTCTTCTCGATGTCGCCGGCTGCGGCCGCCAGGTGCTCCGTAGTCTGCTCGGTGTTCTTCGAGGTAGCGGCCAGGTTGTCGAGCGCGTCCTTGATCGCGGGATCGGCGATCAGCGTGTTGGCGGAATCGAGAGTGCCGCGGGCTGACTGAATCAGCTTCGTCAGCTCGGGCGCCTCGTCCTCGTAGTACCTGGTCTGCGCGCGCGAGGCCTGCACCAGGTTGATCCGCGCGTCGTGGATCGTTGCATTCGCGTTGTCGAGAATGCCGTCGCGTTCAACCAGGCGTGCGTGAACATCCTTGGTCGCGCCGTGGATCTCGCGGATCGTTGCATCAATGTCGCGCGATGAGTGGTCCAGGCGATCCAGCAGTGCGCCGCGATCGTTGAGGCGATGGTCGGAGTTGGCGATCAGAGTCTGCGCGCGTTGCGCAGCTGCGCCCAGCTCGTCGGCCGAGGCCTGAATGTTCGGCAGAGCGCGGCGAAGATCCCGGAAGAACAGCGAGACTTCCATCAGCGCGATCGCGCCGGCAATGAGCACCACAAGGCAGCCAGCCTGAAGCAGCTTTTTCATTGCACGCTCCTCAGGCTATTTGTTGGAACGACCTGCGTCCAGGTGAAATGAATCAGGATGTGACTGCAAATCGCGGTGCCCTTAACGGGATCAACCAGGTCGCAGCGAGTCAGGTCGTAAACACCACCCAGAACTTTGTCGACGCAGCGGATCGGAATCGCGATCGTCTTGTCATCTGCGCGGACCGGACGCCGCACGGCGCAGCCGCACAACGCGAAAACAAAAAGAAGGGCGAGGCACAGCTTCAGACTGTGCGCAGCTCCGCTGAAGACGGAGCGCACTCGCCCTTTTCGTTCGTCGTCGTTGGTGTATGCGATTTTCAAAAGATGTCGATCTCACCTTCCAAGGAAATTTTTTCGACGAAGTATTCCTCATGCTCCTTCCGTCGTTTTGCGGCGAGGAAGCTTGCCGCCTTGTTGGTGGCGGACTCAAACGACTCGGCCAGAATCCAAAAGCTTTCCCGCGGCTGGGACGTTTCCACCGAAAACACCAGATTGTCTTTTTTCTTCATGCGCCGGCTCCTTCAGCTACCGTGGCAAAGCGCGGAACGTCCTCGGCGCGCTTGAGCCAGCCGTTGAGGTCAGGCGCATCAGCCGGATGCTTCTCGACCACTTTGTAGTAGTGCGCCTTCGAGATTTGAACCAGGCGCTCCAGCAAGACCATCGGGCTGCCGGCATTGATGGACTTCAACGTGAGCGAACCAAAGCGTCCGTCATCCTTGATCGCCGCGCACTGCTGGGCGTACTTCGTGGCCTGCTCCACGCCCATATCCACGGCCATGTCGAGAACCTTGCTCGCGACCGCCTGGTCCTTCAGCTCGTCGCCATGAAGTGCCTTCCAGTACTCGTTCTGGATGAGGCTGCGCGCGATGGCCAGCGCGCCTTCGACTGGCAACGTGTAGAAGCTATCGGGCAGCAGTAAATGAAAACGCTTGGCGATGCCGAAGCGTGTCTCGCCGCCCGAATCCTTCGTGACCCTGCCGGCGCGCGGAGAGATAGGCTCGATCAGGTTTCCCTGAACGTCGAACTCCAGCGCCGAGTCCTCGTGCGACATCACGAAGGCGAAAGCAAGCGGAAAGTCAGCCATCTGTCCTCAAAATGCGCAGGACCGAGCCACAGTCAGAACCGGGCCTCGTATTTCCCGTTCCTTCCGTCGCTCAATCCTGCGAGGTGTCTTGTAAGCGCACACTACGGCAGAGCTGCTGAAATGCGAGTCAGGGCAGGGATTGTTTCAATTTGTGGAGAGAGAGGAGCGGCTGGAATCCGTGGAAAACTTCAGGAATTTTCGAGCGCCTGGACTATATCATGATATGTCCCCACAGACTGGAGAACATCGAATAATGAAATCCCGCCAGAATAAGCAGTCGCCCTTCACCGTGATATTTCTTTCGAATGGCGGAACGAGGTCTCGCGATTTCCCAACTCTTGACGACGCACTACTCGCCGCTCGTGAGATGGTAGACCACCGTAAAGGCGCGCCCACGGAGATCTGGACAAAAGGGCGATTGCTGATGGGAACCTCCAGACTTCATGAGACCCTTCGCGAGTTTGACTAGAAACAGCGGGTAGCCATGGGAATGCAGCTCGGTGCACGAACGTAATTCCAAAAGTCCTTTGAAGAGGTAAGTAGGGTTTGGACGAGACAATAAAGAACTATGCTGACTCCCTGTACGAAACGGCAATGCATGAATCTATGCGCGCCGCGAGGGAAGACCAAAAAGCGTTTCAGGAAGAGCTAGCTACGAGGACAAACGCTGCTAATCTTCCCATTGGTGGCAGTGAGATTCGTGCAGCTATCAAAGTGAAGGTGGCACACATCGACCGCTGCCTCTATGCGCGCCTTAACTCATATCAAAAAGCCTTTGATGAGTCCGGCGCGGTCCCAACCGAAGAAGACTTGGTGGCCATTTTCAATGATGTTCAAGCAGTTCAGGAATTGCAAATCCAGCACAGCGCGCAGGCGCTGACCAGCTTCCTCAGAGCCAAAGGAAAAGAGGGTGACCTGACTGGAAGCTTAAGGGAAGGCTCTGCCCATGGACATGACTACGCCTTGCAGAAATGGAAAACCTGGCGGGCACAGATGAGATTGAAGAAGGGCAACGTCTTGGGGAAATTTAGCGACAACAAGGAAGGAAGGACAGAGGTTGAGACTCCAATGGCTATGGAAGAAAATTCTGCCAAAGCTCGGCGCGTCTGGGTTGTACACGGGAGGGATGCGCGCCTGCGGTCTGCGATGTTTACATTTCTGCGCAGCATAGGCCTGGCCCCAACCGAGTTCTCGGAAGCACGCAGCCTCACAAACAGCGCCGCGCCGTACGTTGGCGAGATTCTGGAAGCGGCCTTTCAACACGCCCAAGCAGTCGTCGTCTTGCTCACACCCGACGACGAGGCGAGACTTCGTCCAGATCTTTGGCTACCACATGACAAGCAGTATGAAAAAGTGCTTACCGGCCAAGCGCGGCCAAATGTCCTGTTTGAAGCCGGAATGGCCCTAGTATCACATCGCACTCAGACTGTTCTTGTCCAAATCGGAGAGTTGAGAGATTTTAGCGACGTTGGAGGTAGGCACGTCGTACACATGGACGGGTCGATATCGAAACGGCAGGAAATCGCGGTGCGCCTTAGAGACGCCGGCTGTCCTGTCAACTTGGACGGAACGGACTGGCATACTGCTGGAGATTTTAAGTTGTCAATGCCCCCAGCAAGCGCAACGATTCCGCCATCGTCTTCTGTTCCAGAACCCAATCTAGTCTTAGGTAATGTCTGGTACGGGACACTCTATCTGATGGCCGACATTTGGTCCAAGAGAGTCCCCCAGGGGTTGTCTTCAGTTCCCGAATATGAAGCCATTTATGTAGACATTAAGAACGGTGGAAGAAAAGGTGAGGCGGTTGGTACAGCATTACAAATCAAAGCGGAACTCGTTGTCAGCAGTAGCGAAAAACGCGAGGACTTTTCTCCGCTTCCGTGGTTGAACAATTACTTCAACAGAGTCGACTTCCAGCCAGGAGACGTTAGGCGTGTGTTGCTCGCCGTGGGAATGCCAACGAGGCACCGGCTTGGAGATTGGAGGATCGTTTTGAATGAAAGAGACGATGAGAACCTTGGCTCAGGAATACCGGCGATGGACTTCGATCGCTTGCTAGGCCGTGCACCCGAGGCAAAACTCGTTCTGAATCTACTACACATCGGAAACGGGCAGACCGTGCGAAGCTTCACCGGGACGTGTAGATGGAAGGAGGGGCACGAGAGGCCTGAGATTTTCTTTTCAGAACCTGCCGAACAGTCCTGACGGCCATCGCCAGAGGAACGGGGGTATTTACCTTTTACAGGACTTCCAGCAACCGCGGCAGTTCGGTCCCATCTTACAGGTGCTTCCGCAGTTCGCTTGTTTGCAAGCGTAGCGGCCGCAACCGTGGCAGCACTTCTTGCGCGCAGGGTCGCCGCCTGCGAAGAGCAACAGCGCAGATCAACGCCAGGAGAATTCCTTTCATTTGCCGGAGCCCACATCCTTGGCTGTCGCCTTTGGACGCCCATCCAGTGCGTCGGCTGTTTCCGTCCTGCTCTGCCCGGCTTCAGCGAGACACTTGCTGAACTCAGACGTCTTCTTCGACCGTGCATAGGTGCGGCAAAGGTTGAGCTGTAGCTGCATCGTCCCCAAAGGACCATACACAGCTCTCTCCTCATCCGTGCGAGGGTGCAGCAATTCAACTTTTGATACGAGCTCATCGCATCGCGCCTTCTGCGGATTGTAAGTTGACGGGGCGGCAAGGATGTTCTCTTTCAATGAATCGAGGCAGGCCAGCGCGTCGACGGCCGCCACCCTAAAGTCAGGAGGCAGAGAAGATTTGTCTGATTTCTTCGTCGGTGACTGAGCGACGGCGAGAGTGGATGCCAGCAAAAGGATAGCGGCTTTCATCCGCAAAAACCTCCAGGTGAACTAGTGCATCGAGGACTGAAAACGTTTCAGGATTTTATCCCAGGCTGTAGTTGGCGACCAGCAATTCCGGCGCGACGATCGGGCGCGCCTTGCAGAGGGTGTAGGTGACGTGGACCGGCCGGGATTTGAAGCGGAACTTGCGCGCTAAGCGGCGGATCTCCGCGGCGTCGTCGAAGCTCAGGAGAAACTTGCCCTTGATGCTGGCCAGAACCTCGAACAGTTCGCGGTTGCGCTCGCCCAGGGGCTTGTAACGGGCGTTGGGCTCGAAGCTGGTGTAGGGCGGATCGCAGTAGAAGAACGTCTCCGGCGAATCGTATCGGCGAATGCAGTCCGCGAAGTCGCGGCTCTCGACCAGCACGTTGCGCAGCCGATCCGCGACATCCGAGAGAATCATGCGCACCGTGTTGAATGATTTCCTGACGGGCGCCTTCGCCTTGTCGAGCTGCTGGATCGTGGTGCTGGCGAAGTGCTCGCCCTTGGAGCCAAAGGAGAACCAAACCAGGTAAAGAAAGCGGAGAGCGCGCTCGATCTCGTCATCGGTGCGCGCCTCGCGCAGCTCGCGGAAACGGCCAGCCGCGATCAGATCGTGCTCAAGGCGCTCCGCCAGAGCGCACGGCCGATGCTTGGCTACGCGGAAGAAGTTGACCAGGTCGTCGTTGATGTCGTTGACGATCTCCCAGGGGCTGGGCTTCTTGGCGAAGAGTAATTTGGCGGAGCCGGCGAACACTTCAACGTAGGCTTTGTGTGGCGGCATCAGCTCCAAAAGAATCTTCTTCAGATTCCTCTTGCCGCCAGGCCATCCGAAAGGTGCCTCCATCGTGAGAGAGGTTGTAACTCTGTCGCGATGCCAATGCCTGTGGAAAAGTGGTGAGCGCGGTAATCACTTTGGTGACATCAACTCGTGACCAGGAGCTCCTGCTGGCAATGCCCTTCACACCAACCCGATGAAGTATCAAGTCCTAACCTTCTGTTGGGTATTGCCGAAGAACCACTTTCCCTGACGCTCCGATTTGACATACCGGAACCGCGTCAGTGGTCTTCTTGGTACTAGGGCTCGCCCTGTCTCGCGGGCGACACCGTTGGGAACGGTAAAAACGAAGTGTCGGGCTTGTCGATGACCAGGCCCGTTTCGAGCGTGATGTACTCCTTCCCGATGAAGAGCAAGAAAGGGTCGTAGGTCGTCAGGCGCGCTGCTTTGTATACCAAAGCGGTGGCTAGAACGTCGGCGTCCGCCCGCCTGAGCTTAATCGAATTGTCCTTGGGTACACCAGCGATAATGGCTTTGGTTTTGAGATCAGCCATTCGCTTGGTATCGAATCGGAACTGTAAGCGACTACTCGTAACCGCGACTTCTTGCGTCGCTTGCAACGGTACGACGTAAGGGTTATCAAAGAACTTCCTCATTGGTTCTTCTGCAGAAGTCCCATCGCTGAGTGTGACAATTTCGGAAACTACAACGCTTGGTATGCCGAGAACCGCACTTCCGTTTTCAAACTTCTGGGTTTGGGAGAGTAGCTCGGGCAGCTTGTCCGTCTCGTTATTTAAGATTCCAAGCAGACAGCATGAATCCCAAACGTCTAACTCAGGCTTACTACTCGGCATCCCGCACACTCCTGATGTACGACACCGAGTCCAAGCCGTCGGGGAGATGGGCCAACCCAACCAAGTCTTGCAAGCTCACTCCTGGCTCGCGGGGTAGAACACGAATGCGGTCAACGTCAGCAGCGTAGGGCCACGGCTGCTCGGGCTTGTAGCGAAGCAGCCCCGTAATCTCCACCGTACCTTCAAACCCTGCGCCGAGCGACGTTACCAACGCCGGGTCGCGGTACGTGCATTTCACATGTTTGGTTGGTGACAATGGAAGCTGTAAGTGAAACAAGCGCTCTTCTGGTTTCCAGCTATCCAGCACCGCCAAGCGGCCCCGCACACTTCCGTGCGAGGCATATTCTCGCGCAATTTCGATGGGCCGCTGACGCACTGCCTGTTCCACACGACGTTGCGTCAGCGCGGTGATAGGTAGCGCCGGACCACCAGGTCCGTTGCTGACAGATACAATCGTGTCGTCAGGAACACTGAAAACGAACTCTTCCAGCGCCTTCAGCGAGAGAGGAGCGAACTTTGCTGGTGGTTGCCCCGTCTTCTCGATTTTGCGAAGTCCGTCATCCCACGCCTTAACCAGCTTCTCAGCAGGTTTTCGCGTTCTCACCTTCACGGGCTGAACCTGAATGAAGGCAGAAGATTTCTTGAGATCGACGATT